GAAAGTCATGGCTGATAAAACTTCGCCAGAATACGCGATGCTGCCTGCAGGAACCGTAGTGAAATGGGGGCCATCCGGTGCCGCTGTCTCAGCGATGAAGCCGCTGATTAACTGTAAGGCGCTCGGTGCTACCGGGCAGACCGGCAGCTTTGTGGACTGCACCACGCTGATTGATAAGAGCAAGCAGTTCATTTCAGACCTGCCGGAAGGTCCGGAGAAATCCCTGGGCTTTATCGACGATCCGTCTAACACCGATTTTGCCACTTTCCTGAACGCCGCGCAGAACCGCCAGACTGTGCAGTTTTACGTTGAGCTGCCGAACGGACGTACCGCAAACATGGTGCTGGCGCTTTCTGGCTGGCAGATGAATGAAATCACCGCGCCAGCAAGCGAAGTGATTCAGATTACCGTTCAGGGCAAGCAGAACAACATTGAGTGGGGCGTTGTCGCAGGCTCCTGATTTGCACAGTCACGCCGCCTGGTGGCGGCTTTTACTACCTAACGGGATCAAATAATGTCCGAGAAAAAATTCAGTGCGGCCACGTTAAAGTCAGTTCTGCTGCAGCCAAAGTCTACAGCCATCAAAACAGAGTTGCTGGGCGCTCAGGTTTACATCCGCCGCCGCACTGCCGGTGAGCTGATCCGCTACGAAGAGGAGCTGGACGCAGCACAGGCAACCGGCAATGTCCGCGCAATCTCTGAGATGAGCGTGCAGCTGGTGCTCGACAGTCTGGTTAATCCTGACGGCTCAGCCATCAAGCCTGAACTGCTTCCTACCGCAGCGGAACTGCTGGAGGCTCACGATAACCCGGCGCTGATGGCGGCGATTGAGCGCGTGAAAACGCATGCCATCGGTAAACTGGAAGCTGCCGAAAAAAACTGACCAGCTCGTCGTGGCTGCAGCTGATTTTGTGGCTGGCGGACAGGTGGGGCGAACCTGACCCGTCCGTTATAGCCGCATTACCGTGCGACACGCTAAACCACTGGCGAGCTTACTTTCTTCAGCAGGGCATCCTGACCCGCTCCGAACCGCAATCCGCGCAATCCCAACACGATACCAGGCCGAACACGGCCACGCATAGCGTGGATCAGCAGTGTGACGCCGTAATGAGGGCGTTAATGTAATGGCTGACGTAGCATCGCTGGCGGTAGGGTTACACCTCAACGCTGCAAATTTTAAAAGCCAGCTCGTCAGTGCGTATGGCGATGCCGGTAAGCAGTCGCGCCAGTTCAACAGACAGGCGCAAGACGACGCAAAAAAAACGGAAGAGGCTTACGGTCGCGTTAATGCTGCCGTTCGCGGGCTGGCCGGGCGGATCGCCGGGCTGGCTGGTGTAGGGCTGTCACTCGGTACCATTATCCAGACGTCCCGCCAGTACTCTCAGGCGCTGTCTGACCTGTCATCCATTACCGGCGCGACCGGCAACAAGCTGCGCGATCTGGATGCGGCAGCGCAGCAGATGGGGCGCACTACCGAGTACAGCGCCAGCCAGGCTGTTGAGGCGCTGAAGCTGATGGCATCAGCCAAGCCAGAACTGCTTGATACGGCTGACGGGCTGCAAAAGGCGACCAACAGCGCACTGCTGCTGGCACAGGCGGGCGGCAGTACGCTGCCCGACGCCACAAGAACGCTGGCCCTGTCACTTAATCAGTTCGGTGCCGGTGCTGAACAGGCCGACCGTTATATTAACGTCCTGGCAGCCGGTGCAAAATTTGGCGCTTCCGAAATTAACGATACCGCCGCCGCGATTAAAAATGGTGGCGTGGCCGCTGCGCAGGCCGGTATAGGATTTGAAACGCTGAATGCCGCCATTCAGGTGCTGGCATCGCGTGAAGTCAAAGGCGGTGAAGCGGGTACCGCGCTACGCAATATCATCCTGAGTCTTGAGAAAGGGACTGATAAAACGCTCAAGCCGTCCGTTGTAGGGCTCAGCAAGGCGCTGGAAAATCTGGCGGGCAAAAACCTGTCTACTGCGCAGGCTGTAAAACTTTTTGGTGTGGAGAATATCAACGCCGCGTCAATCCTGACGGGTAATCGCGGCAAAATTGATGAGCTGACCAAATCCCTGACCGGGACTCAGACGGCGCATGAACAGGCAGCGATCAGGGTGAACAACCTGAATGGCGACCTGATGGGGCTGACAAGCGCCTTTGAAGGGCTAATCATTAAAGTCGGCCAGTCTGGCAGTGGTCCTCTGCGATCAGGTATTCAGGTCATTTCCGAGGGCATCAATAAGCTTTCAGATAACTTTAATGCTGTTGCCTCTATCGCGCTCTATACGCTCATCCCAGTTCTTTCCACCAAGCTCACAGCAGGGCTTCGGGAAAACATCTCAGGCTGGGCGGCGAACGAAGCCGCAGTGCGGAAAAATGCGCTGCAGCAGGCTGAGACGGCGAAGCAGACCATTGCCGCTGCGCAGGCAACCCGTCAGCAGGCGCAGGAAGAAGCCCGCTATCTGGGTACGCGTACAGCGGCAAACGCCGCAGCGGGTATCAACGTCGGCTATCAGAAAGAGCAGGTTGCACTGAGCCGTACTATCCGTGAGTCCAGAATTGCTGAGACAGCGGCAACAGAACGGCTGGCCGCGGCTAATGCACAATTATCTGTCACGGCCCGTGCTGCCTCTGTTGCATCCGGTCTGGCGCGTGGAGCACTGTCGCTCATCGGTGGCCCGGTTGGTGCTGCGATGCTTGCCGGTTCGGCGCTGCTTTATTTCCATGAGCAGGCAAAACAGGCGCGTCAGTCAGCGATTGATCTCAAAGGCGCTGTGATTGAAACCACAGCTGCGCTGATGCAGCTTTCAGACAAGCAGCTTTCCGTGAAGCAGCTCGACCTGCAGGACCAGTACGAAAATCAGGTTACCCAAAGAAACCAGCTGATTAAGGAAATTCAGGATGCTGACAGCCGGATGGACAGCCTCAAAGGCTTCGATCCCTTCGGCCAGCTGGCAGGCGTAGAGAAAGGAAAAACCCGTGCAGAAGCCGATCTTGAGTCTGTAAACAGCGGCCTGAAAACGCTGAAAGACAACATGGAAAACGTCGACAAAGCACGGTTCCTGGTGAAAACGGGCATTGCTGACTCGGCTAAAAACCTCAAAAGCGACGTACAGGCCGCAACAGCTGCAGCTGCTGAGGCGGGTAAAGTGGCATCGCCGTGGGGCGCTGAGGACCCGGCTAAGGCTGATAAGAAAGGCGCTCAGGCGCTGAAGCAGTTCACTGCGCTTCGCAACGAGATTGAGCAGGCGCACGCCTCAAGCCTGGAAAAAATCAATCTTCAGGAAAAGGTTTCGCAGGAAAAAATACTGAAAGATGCCAAAGCTGCCGGAGTGAGTCAGGCAGAAGTGCAGCGCGTGCTGACCCTAAATGCGGCTAATTATCAGCGCCAGCGTCAGGAGCTGGCCGAGCAGTATTCCCCGGCTAAAGCCATTATCCGTCAGGAGAGCGAAGCCAGCCGCAACCTGAAAGAGCTGTATGACGCCCGCCTGGTCACAGAACAGGAGTACCAGTCAGCCCGCGTCACGCTGGCAAATGATTCTGCTCAGAAGATGATTCAGGCACAGGCCAGCCAGGCTGCAGCGCCAAAGCTCAACATAGCCGGGGAGGTTGACCCGGTTGCACAGCTCCAGAATCAGCTCGTGCAGCAGCAGAGTCTTTATACGGCTTACTACGAAAATAGCAGGCTGAATAAGGAGCAGTACGAAGCGCTGATGCAGAAGTCCTCACGGGATTCGGCGGATGCTCAGTATCAGGCGGCGCTCAATCTTTATGCCGGTCAGAGCACGCTGAATAAAGGGATCGTGAGCCTGGCGGAAACGGCGGCGGAGAGAACGACTAACTCTCTGACCGGTTTGCTTACCGGCACGCAATCTTTCCGGGAAAGCATTTCAAATCTGTTTGCCTCGCTGGCGCAAAGCGTCATCAAAAGTCTTGTTGAAATGACCGCACAGGCGCTGCTGACCAAAACAGTGCTGTCATCCTTCATGAGCTTTGGGGGGGCAGCGGTCGGCGCAGTGGGCACAGGTGCAGCAGCAACGGCGGGCAGTACCGGTGCCATGGGCATGAGTACCAGCTTTCAGGCTTACGATGGCGGTGGATTTACCGGGGAAGGTGGCAAATATGATCCCGCTGGCGTAGTCCACAAAGGTGAGTTCGTCTTTACCAAAGAGGCCACCGAGCGGATTGGCGTTGAAAACCTTTATGGGATGATGCGCGGCTATGCCAGCGGCGGGTTGGTCGACGCCCCTACGGAGCGACCTGTCACACCATCCGGTAATGGTCGCGCTGGTGGCAATACCATTATTCAGGTCGACGCACCGGTGACGATAATGCAGGAAAGCGGGGCCGGTGAATCATCCGCGACCGGCACCTCGGCTGCTGCCTCACAGCTTAAATCTATCGTTCAGCAGACGATTACGGACAGGCTGAAGAAGGAAATTTCACCGGGTGGCATACTCTATAGCGGTCGGAGCTGATCATGGCGACAGATACATTTACCTGGGCGACCCGCACTCAGGCGAGCGAACAGCTCAGCGTTTCCACCATTCAGGCGCAGTACGGCGATGGTTACAAACAGGTTGCCGGGAAAGGGATCAACGATGCTGCTGAAAGCTGGTCGCTGAGCTGTAACGGTCA